GCCATGGTGGAGAGCGTCCGGTCTCGCTCGGCACGCCACGTGTCAGTCCGCTCGTCCTCTCGCTTGCTCCCGAGCCATATCTGGACACTCAGGATGAACGCCTGCTCCATGTCGGGGTGCAGGTCGGGCCTGGTCGTGTACCAGCTCGTCTTGTCCGTCAGGATCGTCAGGTTCGGCGTGATCGCCAGCACCCTGGTCGCGCCCGTGTAGCCGCCGCCCGTGACCGCCTGGCCCGCGCCAGTCCCGCGCCACAGGTAGAACCGCTGGCCGGTGAAGTAGTCGTCGTCCACGCTCTCGTGGTCGTCGAGCTTCAGGAACGCCGCGCCGCTGTCACGCGCGACTCCGTGCGCGAGCGGGAACGGGTGGTAGTCGTAGACGATCCCGAACCGTTGCGTGGAGGCGACGGGACGGTTGAACTGGATCGTCGGCCTGAAGTCGAACGTCTCGAGCCCGAACCGTCGCTTCGGGATGAACTGACCCTCGGTGTCGGTGACCCACGGCTCGATGTCGAAGTCCGACCCCTCGCGGAGATGGCGCACCTCCTTGTCGCCTGGACCGAGCCAGGCGACCTTGGCGCCGAGCGCGCGGAGGTTCGTCGGGAGCAACAGCTCCGTGATCGTCGCGGTCGACGCGCCCTGGGTGAGCCCAGACAGCACGGCGGTCGCGCGGTTGAGCTTCACGTTGAGCGCGCTCGCCTGACGGAAGAGTTCGTGGTACGCCTCGTTGCACGCCATCTGGTAGGCGGCGGGCGACTTCCACGACATCTGCCCCTCCTCGTCGAGCCCCTGGTCCATCTGCTCGGCGATGATCGGGATGAGGCTCGCGAGCGTGCGGCACCTCTGTACGCTCACCGCGGCCTCCCGTACATCCGGGCGCCGCTCGGGAGCTGGAACCCGCCGTCCGCGAGCCGCTTCACGCGCTGCTTCTTCATCTCACAGAGCGGGCAGTAGCCGACGATCTGGCCGTGCTCCGCGCACCGCTTGTAGCCCTGCGACGGCGCACGCGCGCAGTCCTGGTTCCACTGACGGAACTGCGCGAGCCGGGCGTCCTCGACCCTCGCGTCCGAACGGGCCTTCGCGTCCCCGTTCAGGTAGTGCTCGAGCTGGCCCCTGTCGTTCGCCTCGCGCGCACGCTCCAGCCAGAGGTCCACCTCCTGCCGACGGCCCGTCATCCGCTCCTCGGCGTCGTGGACGTCGCCCATGTCGATCTGACGCGGACGGCCCTCCGGCGTCGCGAGCCGGCGCCGCACCGTGTAGCTGCGACGGTCGTTCCTGATGTCCTCGATCACCAGGCACCCGTGGTTGTCGTGCCACCGGACACGAGAACAGACCGTCCCCCGCGCCGTCGTGGTACGGCGTCGAAGCTCGTCGGCGAGCGCGGGGAGCGGTCGCATCTTCACGGCTCAGGCCCCGAGCGAGCCCTGGAGCCCGAAGGTCGAGCGGCCAGTGATGACGTAGTCGATGGCGGCGTTCGGGAGCGTGGTCGGCAGGATCGACGAGTTGACCTTGTCCACCACCACGACGTCGGCCGTGCCGGCCTGGGTCACGAGCGCCACGTCGTCGTCCTCGCCGATCCTGGTGCCGATCCCGAGCTTGTTGCCGACGCCGAGCTTCAGGCTCGCCGACGCGCCGGCCGCGCCGACGACCCGGTAGCGGACCCGCATGAGCGTGCCCGGCTTCCAGATCTTCGAGCCCTCGACCCGCGCCACCGCGTCGCTGACGAGCATCTCCGAGTCCTGGCGGCCGAACTGGTTGATCCCGTCCACGAAGGCCAGGCTGTGGTGGACCGCCCCGGCCTCCGACACGACCGTGAAGTTGACGTTCCGGTCGGTGTCGACGTGGGCCGTCAGGTCAGCGTCCTCGAAGATCGTGTCGGTCCCGACCGTGACGGTCGTCGCCGTCTTGATCCGGTCGTCGTCGAGCGCGACCGCGTCCACGTGCTCCTTGCGGAACGGGAGCCCGAGCCCCGCCTCGCGCGACTTCTCGTCCACGAACGCAACTGTCAGCATCTCAGCCTCACTTCCCGAGCGACTCGACGCGGAGCCCCGCGCCGTCGCCCTCCGCCACGCAGCGGAAGATGTCCGTCATGACGAGCCCGTTGACCTGGGTCTCCTGGCCGAACGGGATGCGGTGCTGGTTCTTCGCGCCGATCGTGGGCGCGACCGCGTTCGGGTCGAGCTGGCACTCGATCGCGTCGGCGTCGTCGTCGTTCATGAAGCGCCAGTGCTCCAGTTGCGACGTGTTGTAGCCCGTGAGCGTCTTGAAGTTGACCGTCGTGCTCGCGGCTGCGATGGCGACGTAGCCTGGCGTCGAGACCACCTTCTGGCCGGTGTCGGCCGCGATGGCGACGACCGCCACGGTGACGAGCACCACGGCCACCACGAGACGCGAGTTGAGGACGTCCTTGAGCGTCATGTCCACCTCTCGACGGGGCCGGCCCTCCGACCGGCCCCGCGTGACGGCACCCTTACGGGTTGGCCGGCGGGTTGCTGATGACCTCGTTCGCGTCGGGCCACTGGATGCCGCGACGGCGGACCATCGACATCCGGTTGTGGACGCCGAGCTGGCCGCTGCCGAACCACACGATCTCGGTCTTGGTCGTGCAGGGGACCCGGATCTCACGGTCGCCGCCCGCCATGAGCCACTGACCCTCGATCGGACCGTTCTGGTAGATCGAGAGCCCGGCGGCGTCGATGAGGAAGAGATCCGCGAGGAGCGCGTCCGGCGAGTGGAAGAACGGGATGCCGTTCACGTGGAACGCCTTCTTCTCGACGCCCATGTGCGGCTTCACGCCCTTCTCGCTCCACATCCTCGACTCCGACGTGAGCTGACGCAGCCCGAGCGCCATCTTGGCGGCCTGGCCGTGCGTCACGCTGTTGCCGAAGAAGAAGTGGCGGACGAGCGAGATCCCGTCCTCAGTGCGGGTGGCCGAGGAGCGGATCTCCGCCGCCTCGATCATGTCGATCATCTGGTCCTCGGTGAGCGGGACCGGGTTCAGCGGGTCGCCGAGCACCTTGGACTTGAAGAGCGGGGCGTAGCAGACGTCGTGACAGCCCTCGGACGCGCCGTCGTAGTCACGGTCGTCCGTCACGTTCTGGAACGGGGTCTCGACCGTGAAGTCGTCGATCAGGACCGGCAGGCCCTTGAGCCCGGTCGTCTGCGTGACGGTCCCGGCGAGGTCCGTGCGCTGGGCACGGAACACGATCCAGTCCGACACGTCGTCGCCGATGGCGGCACCGAAGAAGTCAGGCCCGCCGTTCACGCCCTCGACCGTGATGGTCTCGGCGCCGAGCGTCGCGTCCACCGCCACCACCACGACCGCGTCGGCCGGGTTGGGCGAGGCGACACCGACCGCCGACGACGCCTGGAGCGGGATGCCCTCGAGGTGCAGCCGCTCGAGGATGACCCCGATGGGCTGGTTCGCGAGCCCGCCGTAGTTCTTGACCGAGAAGGTCGTGGTCCCGTCGCCGTTGTCGGTCCCGACGCCGTCGAGCTGGAAGTAGACCGTGTTGCCGGTCGTCGCGCCGATCCAGCGGTCCAGCTCCTTCGCGACGCCGAGCGGAAGCTCCTTGAGCGCGTACTCGTAGGGCGCTCCCATCGCGCCCTTCTTCCCGTACATCTTCGCGCCCTGCTTGATGCGGAGAGGCGCGAACCAGAATCCCAGCTCGATGCGGGCCGAGCACGTCTTGATGCTGCCCTCGCAGTCGTCGAAGACGTCGGGGTCGGTGAGCCCGTAGCCGCGCATCGTCCCGGACTGCTGGACCGGGAACGAGAACTCGACGTACTTGAACTCGTCGTCGTAGACCGGCGTGCCCTCGCGGCGGAGTAGCTGCGGAAGCACGGAGTTGAAGCGGATGTACTCCTGCATCGGCTCCTCGAACTTGGTCTTCAAGCTCGGGCCGATGTTCGCGAGGTCTAGAGCCATGTCGGGTCCCTTGTCGGACCCGCCTGTCGGCTACGTCAGCGAGAGTCCATCGCAAGGCTCTTCAGGGCGTCGGCGAACGCCTCTTCCGGGTGCTTCTTCGGTGCCGCGGCCGTGACGCCACGCTTGGCGCCAGCGCTCCTCGGGTGGTAGCCCGCTGCGCGTGACCGCTCTGCGGCAGTCGCCAACTTGAGGTCGGCGCCCTGCTTCACCAGCGACGTGAGGTGACCCGTGAGCTGCTGGGCAGTCGCGACGCGACCGCCCTTCTCCCACTTGTACACGATCGCGTCCTGAAGCTCTGCATCGTCCAGAATCGGGTTCTTGAGCGCGGCGATCTCGGCACGGAGCTTGCGCTCCGCGTCGGCGTTCGCCTTCTCCTGGGAAGCCGTGGTCAGGACCTCCACCTGCGTCGCCTGTCGGCGGGCGAGACGTTGCTCCAGGTTGGCTCCGACCCTGTCGATCAGGGCGGCCTCCGCGAGCTTCTGTCTCATCGGTTCGGTCTTCTCTGACACCCACTGCTCCCGTTGGTAGGCCGGTCGTGGCGGAGGGGGATCGCCCGCTCTCAGGGCGGCGACGACGGCGGAGTCCCACTTGGCGGTCTCGCCTTCGTACCACTGCTCGTAGCTCTCACGGAGGCCGTGAACCGTCTCGCGGTACTCGGTCTGGTCGGCGAGCCTGAGCCGTTCCTGAATCGCGGGGGTCTGACGCTGGATCTCGGCCTGCGTGGCCTCCAGCGCGGCGATGCGTGCGGCTTCCTTCTCTCGCTCCGCGGTCGTCTTCTCGACGAACTCGCGGTGCTGTCTCCGAAGTGTGATGTGCTCTCTGAGGACGCCTCGCTCCTCCGCTGTCAAACTCGGGTTCGACAGGGCGGCGATCAGTCTCTCGTCGGCGGTCAGCTCGGGCTCCGGTGCCGTGTAGGCCCCGGGTGCTGAGTCGCCGGTGTCACCAGCTTCGGGTGCCGCAGCGGTCTCTCTCTGCGTGTCCCCTGGTCCCGCCTCGTCCGTCCTCGACGGGGGCGTCTGTTCCGGCGCGACCTTCGACTCGGGCGCGGGCGCGTCCTGTCGTGCGTCGCCTGTTGACGTGGCCTCGCCGGGCGCCGGCATGTCGGGTGACATGACGAAGTAGCCCTCGGCCTTCTTGTTCATCACGCTCATGCTGCTACTCCCTGTGGAGCGGACTCCGACTCTGAGGCGGTCGGGTTGCCGGGGCCGGGTGTGGGACCAGGGGAGGGACCACTCGGCGGTGGCGCACCTTGCGGTGCGTCGGGGCCTGGCGCCTGCGCCATGGCCGCCATCGTCATCTGCTGCTTCAACATCATCGCGCGGGTGATGATCGCCTCGAAAGCCTCGGGGTCGTCACTCGCCGACGGGTCGTACACGAACATCAGGTACTCGTTCAGGTACACCGCTGGGTTCGCCAGCATGAGAAGTCTCGGGTCAGACTGTACAGCCTTGAAGCGTCGCGCCTCAAGGACGTCCTGCCGCGCACGCAGCGCCATCTTCTCGTCGAGCGACGGCGACACGCCGGGCCGGTGACCGATCCGTCGCATCGCGTCGAGGGGGCTGATAAGCCCCTTGTCCAGGAGCATCAGCGTCTCCTGGAACACGACGGCCTCGTTCCTCGGCTTCGCGCTCTCGTCGGTGACGACGTAGGCGAAGGAGTCGCGCACGTCGGCGCCAGAGAACGCGAACACCTCGGACGAGGCCGAGCGGCCGGTCGAGGTCGTGACGAGACGCTCCTCGGTCACGAACTGCTGGGCCATCGACGCCTGGAGGTACATCCACTTCTCGAAGGCGCGCTTGATCGCGGCGGCCTCCGGCGTCAACTGGTCGAGGTCGCGCTTCACCATCTCCATGAAGGCAGCCGCAGCCTCGACGTTCGGCACGACACCGCCCGCGAGTCCGCCGGGGTTCACGCCCGCCACGTAGGGCAGGAGCGACTCCTTCACGCGGTCCATCCACATGAACCAGCCGTGCGGAGGCTGCGCGCCCTCGACGACGCGCGGCATCTGCCAGTCCATGCGGGCGTTGTGCCGCTTGACCGTTCCGGGGACGTTGTCCCAGTCGGTGTCCGGCACCTCGGCGTCCGCGTGGACGATCCACTGCGGGTTGCCCATGAGGGTGAGGATGCCGACCGCGATGTCGGCGGACGCCAGGAACGTGGCCTGGAGCCCGCGCACGTCGTCCATCCGGGTCGTGCCGCGTGCGTGCTTCTCGAGCGGCATCACGCGCTCGTACACGATGGGCGGCCGACCGTGCTCGTACTCGTTCTTCCCGAATGCGAGGATGCGACGCCCCGCCTCGACGATGCGGACGCCGTGCGGGAACTCCACCACCTCACCCTTCTTGTCGCCGTAGGGCCAGGTGCCGCCGGGGATGAAGACCTCGCGCTGGACGACCAGCGACCGGCGCGACTTGAGCCAGTCGGCCGAACGGCTCCCCATCCCCCCGGACGCCGACGCGCCCGCACGGTCTCCCTGCGAGTCCGGCTGGACCGCGATCTCCGTCTCGTCGAAGATCGCCGCCGGGGTCGTGGTCGAGCGGATCATCCACCAGCGGTGCGTGGTGTCGTCCGTGTCCTCGTCGGGCCCGCCGCTCAGGAGATCCTCGGGGTGGACGTTGTCAGTCCGGGGGGCGCCCTCCCAGGTGTCGACCTGGACCTCGATCTCCTGGCCGAAGGTCGGGCTCTTCTCGTCGGTGTCCAGCTCCTTCTCGGTCGCCCAGGTGGGCTTGCCGAACTCGTCGCGGACCGGGACCGGCGTCCCGAAGGTCGGGCTCGCGGGGTCCGGGTCGACCGCGAGCGCGGGCACGAGCGCGCCCGACTTGTCGCGCAGCGGGACCGTCTTCTTGCCGAGGTAGCGTCCGCCCCTCGGGTCCCACCACACCTTCCAGCACGCCTCGCCGTAGAGGTTGAGCGCGAAGAGGAACCTCAGCTTCTTGAGGTCCATCTCCTGGACGCGGTAGCAGTGCTCGGAGAGGTAACGCTGGGTCGTGCGCGACGCCTCGACCGTGTCCTGGTCCACCCCGTTCGGCTCGACCACGAACTGCGGCTGGATCGTCTGGAGCTTCGCGACCCGGATGTCCGCCGTCGGGCGGAACATGTTGACGTGGACCTTGTGACCGTCCGGGGCCTTGTCCTCGACGGTCTCCAGGCGCTTCGCGTTCTTGTCCCACTCGACGTCGAAGTTGCCGAGGTAGTACTCCTCGTTGTAGCGCATGCGGCGGATCGCACGCCAGTAGCCGGACTCGCCCTCGGCCTCCTTCTCCAGCTTCCTGACGAGTGCGACGACCTTCTGCTCGTGCTCGCCCTTCGGGAGATCCTGACGCTCCGGCGGCGGCCTGATCCCGGTCGCGACCTCCAGCGCCTTCAGGAAGTCGTCGGGATCGACGGGCCTCTGCGGCGGGGCGTCCGTCACGGCGCCGCCAACGGGTCCGCCGGGGCCGGCGATCACGACGCGACCTCCTCACGCTCGTCACGCGGCCGGTTGTAGCGGTCCATGAACTCGGCCTCCGTCATGTCCTCGCGGTCGCGGTCGCCGGGCGGGCCCGTCAGGACGCGCCGCATCTTCACGCCGTCGGGGCTGCGGAACGGCTTCACCTCCGAGCGGCGAAGCTCCGGGTGGTTCTCCCACGGCTCCCTCTTGCGGGCCGGGACGCGCGGTGTCTCCTTCGCCAGCCGGACGCCCGTGTACTCCTGCACGTCGCGTGACTGCACGCGGTCGAGGAGCTTCTCGCGCTCGGTCGTGGCCTCGGCCTGCATCGCGCGGAACTCTTGCCAGTGCTCCCGTTCGAGGGCCGACCACCGCTCGCACGCGACGGCGTGGAGGTGCTGCTGGTACGCGACCACGCACCAGGCCAGGATCGTCATCGCGACGCACACCCACTCGACGGCGTTCACCGCATCGCCTCCCTGTACCGGTCGCGGTTCGGCCTGCTCGCCTGCTCGCGCCGCATCCTGGCCAGCCGGTCGCGGATGCTCGCGACCTTCGGCTCGGCCTCCTCCTCCTCGTCGGTCGGCGGGCGCTCGCCCGGCAGCGGCATGTCCTGCGCGCAGAAGAGCGCGAGCGCAGCCGCCACCACGACGTCGTCGGTCTCGGAACGACGGGTCGCGCCCACGTAGCGCGTGTTGCCCGTCTCCTCGTTGTGGACCGTGCGGAAAGTGAGCATCTCCTCCAGGAGCCGGGGCACCGTGAAGAGCTGCGGCTCGTTCGCGAGGCACGAGTCCAGCACGCCGACGATCATCCCCTTGTTGTAGGGCGTCGTGTTCCACCCGAACTTCGGCTGCTGCTCCTCGCCGACCGAGTACCGGGGCACACGCGAGATGTACATGTACCGCGAGACGTCGGTCTTCGCGATCTCCTCGATGAAGGCGCCGCCGAGCGCGTTCGACTCCGGGCAGTAGAAGGCGTCGTTGTAGTAGCGGCAGAGGAACCGGCCGACCGGCTGCATCTCGCCGATGCGGCACCTCGCGCGGAACATCGCGACGAACTCGCGCGTGTCGCGGTCGAGCACCATCGCGGCCGTGAAGTTGCCGCGCTGCTCGCCCTTCGCGAAGTCGAGCCCGATGGCGTAACGGTGGCCTGGACGCGGGCGTCGCCAGATCTCGAGCCGGCCGTTCGCCTTCTTGACGAACCTCGGCTTCGGGGTGTCGTGCCGCCAGCGAAGCCCCTCGGCGTCCCAGATCCCAGCGGCCTCAAGCTCCCCGACGTTCTCCTCGGACGCCGGCTCGGCAGTCTCCAGCAACTCGCTGATCCGCTCGTTGTCGAACGTCGTCTCGCCCGACGAGGAGAACGCCTCGGTGAAGCACGACGGGTGCTCCTGGCTCATGACCCGGCGGCGCTCCGACTCCGTGTAGGAGCCCTTGCCGCTCACGATGATCTTGTTCTCGAACGTCCAGCGGTAGTAGTTGATCTGGTCGATCGTGAGCCCGTACTTCTCGCGCTGGATCTTCTCCTTCTCCGACA